TTTCTTCTTTTAAAATTTCGCTTACATCAGCATTTAATAAAACATCAACTAAATTCATCTTTCTTATCTCCTTTAAAAATAAAATAATTGCAATTACATCAAGCGTCAGCAGTAACAGGCACTTCATAATCAGTAAAAGTAAAATCATAATCATCTTCCGTTAATTTCTTTGCTTCCCAATCCATGAGAGTAAGTTTGTCAAAGGTTGCGTCACGAATAATTACTTCTTCACGTCCTACAGCGTCAGGGTCATCTAATTTAACTCTAATTGTCGCTACAGTCTGACGAGCATTACGAATATTATCCGCCATAAGGTTAATAAAATAAGAAGATACATGGTTCATTTTAACATTGCCTGTACCTTCCCAACCTGTAACTTTATATTGCTTTGACATCGTCTTAACTTGATTGACTTCTTCTTTTATAAGTTTAATTTCTGCTTTAAATGCTGTAACTTCAGCCATGTATTTTCCATCAATCCACACTTCGCCCTGTGTGCCAGACATTACCTGCTGGGCAACAAATTTATTCATAAAATTTAGCTCCTTTCTTAAATATCAAATGGTAATTCAATATCTTCCATAGCGTCGATAATCTTAATTTTACCTTTTAAAAATACTTTCTTTTTAGTATCAAGCAAATTAATTTCATCATTGCTCATATCTGCAAGTTCTTCTTTGGTATATAAACCATTTTGGAGCTGATAATTTTTAATTGCTTCTGTATCAAGTTCTACTGTAGAGTAATTAGCCTGCAAAAGACCTTCTTTTTCAAGTTCTTTAAGATATCCAGTTATTGCCATGATAAGCAGGCATTTATTATCATAGGTATTTGCATATTTACCTATATAAGAATCTTGTGCTGTAGTTCTAATATCATCATAAATCATGTCCATGATATCTACGATTTTAATTGTTTGATAGCCTTCTTGTTTTCCTTCTGTTGTAGTAACAAGACTATTCATCGCACGACTCATTTTATATTTTGTACCGTCATACCAGATAAAGAACTCACCATTATTTACCTTTTCATCATTTTCGTCAAGGTCGTATTTATCACAGTCGATAACCTCGGAAAGTGGCGCATATGTCGCACTTATAGTCATCGGTGTTCCGGCAATAAGTCCTGCGATACGTGATGTATATTCTGCTGGTGTATACGTCTTTGTTGCTGTCTTAATAGTTTTATTACTTAAATTAATAATCCCTTCATAATCGCCATCATATCCAGGAAGTACAGCTTTTACTTTTTTATATTTATTTTCCCTATTAGTCTTAATCCATGTACCGACAGTTTCAAGCTGTTCTTCTTCAATAGTAGGTATTGCTAGATAATCCCAGCGTTCTGTGGCAATTTTCTTTAAAGATTCCTGCCATTTATCCGCTCCTGTTTTACCTTTAGCTTGTAAGTAAACTTTAACTCGGTAAGGTGCGGTTACATATCCAAGCAAGCACTTAGTAATATAATCCTTATTATTCTCACTAAGTTCGCTAGGAATATCATCTGTTGTATAAATAACAAATGGATTTTCAATAACTTCTTGTTCTTCTGTATTTCCTGTTATTGCTTGTCCTGTAATAGCCTTACCACAAATAGCACTTGTATTTACAGTTAATTTATCAATAACTTCTTGTTCCTCTTCTAATATAAGAAACACAATGCCACGTTGACTACGTTCAATTGCTGCAATCCCTGCTTCTTTAAAAGATATAATCACACTTGGCATTCCTAACTTTGCCATATTGCTTTCTCTCCTTCGTTTATTCTCATTTTTAATTGCATATCTTCCATGATTTCATGGTGTTTATGTGGTCTCATAATTCTTTCCATATATTCGATTTTTAATGTCGCTTGAATAATATCTTGTTTCTCTCCTATACGCTCTATATAAAAATCATTTATGTGCAGATATCTTTCATTAACCCTTATTCCATGTTGAAATAAATATTGCAGTTTATCCATAATATCAGCGTAATGAATTTCATTTCTATCTTTATTCTTGGGGAAATATGTCATTATTATGGATATTTTTTCCTTTGTTATATTCTTAGTCTGTGGAATATTAGTACATAAACACTTAATAAAAAAACACGGTTTATCGAATCCTTCTAAGACTTCATCAGAGTAAACCGTGCTTTTAAATTCTGTTTTTAATGTAGTACTTACTTTATCTAAAATATCTATTTGTTTTATTATCTTAGCCACGTAATTTTCTTTTTATCCTTCTAAGCAATTTTTCTTTCATATCACTTTTTATATCATCAATATTTTCATCAATAGCTTTTTCTTTAAAAAATTTTCCTTGTACAAATCCTATTGGTTCCCCCTTTCGGTTCAATTTTATATGCCCTCTTTCTACTAAATGAAAATGTGGCGCTTTTGAATAGATTTCGCCCCGCAACGTATTGATACTCGCACCAGTTACCCGCTTTTTCCAACTATAACGCAGTTTATTTTTGTGATTTTTACCCGTAATAGGTGTCCTTTTTTCTATGGCTTTTTTCATTTTATTTGTACCCGTCTGCATTACTTTTTCAGCTTCATCGGGTAATAATTTTTGCACTTCATTAAGCCTGCCAATAAAATCTTCAATCGTAAATTTACTCATCATTTTCACCTGCTCTTTTTATAGAACACATGAGTTCGAGTTTAATATGTGCCTCATACGGGTCTATAACAGTATTTATTCGGTACAATCTATTTTTATACTGTACCACCATAGAATTATCAATATTATACCGATATCGAATAGTTATTTTACTCAAATCTTCGGTTTTTTCTTTGTATTGCTCATAATAAGCTCTACCTCTAAGTGGCTCAATTCTTGCCCATATTTTCAAAAATGGCATTAATTTTTTCTGCGTCAAATTATACGGTGTTTCAACATCTTCATATTTTAAAATTGTTACACGTTTATCTAATGTACCAATTTCTTCAATATTAATCATGATGTTTCACTTCCTAACGGTTTATAATGCTGTGCCAAGGAAATATGCGTAATTATAGCTTCTATAGAGTGCGGTAGATTGTTTACATTGGTTTTTGTAGAAAAAACACTTCTATTTTCATACCAGTGTGCTACCAGCATTTTAACAGCCAAGACAAAAAGCTGGCTGTTATCACTATACTTTTTTCCGGTAGTCTGCTCTAAATAATCAATAGCAGCTTCGATTAAACCGCCTATAAGCTCATCATCTTCGGTCAAATCTTCATCAATGCGCAGATATTCCTTTGCTTGCTCAAGTGTAACAGCCATGCTTTTTTTCACTCCTTTTATTCTGTAGCAATTACCCCTGCACTACGTAATGCCGCTAAAATAGCATTTATTTTATCTTTTTCATCACCACCTGCTGCATCTGCAATAGCTGCCTGTTTTGTTAATCCACTATCACCTTTTGCACCTTTTAAATTTTTAAAAGCGAATGCAAATGTACGTGCCTGTTCTGTTCCACCAAGAGTAACAGTTACTTCTGGTGTACCTGTATTGGCATCAATTGTTGCTGTTGCTTCTGTAATAGTTGCCGCTGTACCATCTGTCCCATTTGTGCCCGGGTTGCCTGCATCGCCCTTATCACCTTTCTCACCTTTAAGATTTTTAAAGGCAAAGGCGAATGTGCGTGCCTGCGCTGTGCCGCCCGGTGTTACGGTTACCTCCGGTGTTCCTGTATTAGCGTCGACCGTCGCCGTAACGGATGTAATTTCTGCCGCTATGCCGTCATCACCCTTATCACCTTTATCTCCCGGTGTACCGTCTGCCGGTTTATCAATATAAGTTAATTTCCCGTCTGCGCCGAGAGATAAAATCTGTCCCTGCGTGCCGTCTGCTTTCGGCTTTTCAAGTTTACCTTCAAGGGCTGTGTCATGTGTTTCAAGTGCAGTTTCAATTTTATTCATATTTTCAGCATTTACTGGAGTTTCATTATCTACCCAATTAGTTTTTGTATACATAATTATTTACCTCACTTTTATTTAACTTTCTTTTCCTACTATTGTTTGCCCCACTATTGCCTTACCTACTATTGCAGGTGTGGGGCTATTACTCTCCCGCTTTTACCAATTTAACAAGGCTATCATAAATAATTGGCTTACCATCGCATACCATAATTGTTTTGCGGATAATATCATCTGTGTCGTTGTCTTCATAGGTTTTAATACCAATCTGGAAATTAGTATTAAGCGTATAATCGGCAAAATTATAAAGAAAAGCAAATACCTTACCAGCACCTAAACTTTCATTAAAGGTGTCAATATAGTTTGTAAGTTTTACCGTTCTACCAAGTAAAATACGTTCAGGTTTTCCGCCAATACCATAATTTACACGTGCAATAGGTTGTCCGTTTTTATCTACCATTCCTGCAAACTGCATAAAGGTTTTTTTAGTCATAACCCAAACGGCACCATTTTCATATTCCATAGGAAGTTCTGCTTCAGCATTTATAAGCGTCTGATAATCAATCGCAGATACTTGAAGTTTTGCGCCTTTGCTATCGTCTGTAAGAATACCTGTTGGTTGACCACTTCCTGTGCCAGAAATAATCGCCATTTCCAGTGCTTTTGCCATAGCTTCAACAATGTTGTTTACAAGCGTTGTTTCAAAGGCACTATATGCCATATTTTCAGTTTCTAAAGTAACAGCTACAGCACAACGCAATTTAAAATGTCCAAAAGTAATTGTGCCACTAAGCGCTTTTTTCTGTTTATCAGAGCCAGCTCCTTCTGCTACCCATGTAGCCACAGGTTTTACACTCGCTGTTGGAATTACCATACCTGTTTTATAAGATGTACGTGTTACAAGTGGTAAAATCATGCCATAAGCTTCAATTTTTTCAATAATTTTATTGAGTGTAACTGGTGGAACTAATGCCCCAATATCTGTTGTAGCTGTTACTTCATCACTTCTAAATTCTTGAGGAATTTTTTCACCACGACAAACATAATTCATAAATGCGTGTCTATATTCTTCACTATCATAGATATTAGCTTTTGCTGGTTTAGCTGTATTAGTTCTTGTTGTCATTCCACTACCGATATTATTAATAATAGTTTGTCGTCTACGAATTTCTTTTTCTTCTTCGTCAAGTTCTCTAACTTCTTTTTCAAGTTCATCAAAATTTAAATTTTTATTTGTTTCATCAGCTAATAAAGAACGAATTTCTTCTTTTCTTTGTAAAATTTCTTCTAATCGTTTATTCATTGTATTTTCCTTTCTGAATATCTTAAAAATGGGTACAAAAAAAGCACG